TCAGGACGCAACACTAATCGTTATCAAACCACCACAACACAGCAACAACACTAACCATAATAGCAGTAATCCACTTATCCAAACTATCCATTAAGCAGCACCACCGCGAAACGCAACCCACACAGCAGCCTGCGCATCACGCGGCGAAAGACCAAACACATTACCAATCATCCAACAAGCCTGAGTAACCTCCTCACGAATACTCGGAGTCACATTCTCAGAATAACCAGCAGCCTTAGACATAATAGTATCAACAGTCACAGACTCAACATCACCACAAATAGCAGCATAAAAAGCCGAAACCTTAGGACCAGTAATCATATTAGAATAATAACGACTAGTCATAATACGAATCGCCTTCGTCTCATTACGACGAATAACACCATACGAAGGCTGAAACTCACCAACCTTAGCATCTGCGGCAATACGAAGCGTAGCAGAAACATTCTGCCCCCAACGCGCACGAGGACTAGTAACAGCCATAACAGCAGCCACACGACGAGGCGTCGAATTATGCGTACGAGCAATAGCACGACAAAGCCACCACGCATTAGGATACCACGCAACACCAGCCTCCAGCGCCTCATCAACACCAAAAGCACTAAGATGCTTATAAAACTTATTAGCAACAGTAATCAACACTACACCTCCGCCACATTAGTAATCTCAAGACCACTCGAATCAACATCAGTATCAAACGAATTAAGAATATCACGATGCCACATATTCTGAATCTCATTATACGCAGTATCATGCGCAGCATCAGCATCACGCGCATACACACTCATAGAAAAATACACAGGAATAGTCACATCAAGAACAAACTCCCTATAAAACACACTTTCATCAACATCACAAAACGTCGTAAGAACATCCTCAATCTCATACTCAGAACGATCATTATCAGCAAGAGCCTTAACAACATCACGCCACACATCAGACTCAAAACCATAATGATCATCAAGATACGAAATCACATCACCAAGCACATTAGCATTAAACTCACTATGCTTAGCACGAATCTCCATAATACGAAACGCATCCTGAAGTTCAGGCGTAATTGCATCACCAACACTAACAGAATCAGGCATCACACACACTCCTCACTAGAATAATCAAACCAACTAGAACGATACTCAACAACATCATCAGACTCAAGAACAAACCAATCATCCTGAACCTGCTGCTCACGCCAAGCCTCATCCTCATCCGCCCAATAAGCCTCATACTGCTCATCAAGCCACGCATCCCACGCATCACCACTAACAACACTACACATCATCAACCTCCGGCTCAAACTCACGATACGGATTATCAAACAACCACGACTTAGCCTCAATACTTGTAGGCCACGGATCATCACTCATTGCATCACACGCATCAAGCCACGCATCATCACACACCACAAACGCGCCAGCATCATCACAACCACAACAAGGATAATCCTCACAACGACAATCACTCATTAAACTCACCACCATTCCACGTATTCATACGATTACCAAGAACAAGCATACACTCCTCAGCAGCATCAACATAATCCTGCATCTGAGCAAACACACTATCCGGAGGAGGAGGCCACGCAGAATACTCAAGCACACCCTGCGACCACTTAAGCACATCACTCAGCGCATCATACGCATCAACAAGACAACCATACGCCTCATCAGTACGCACACTCCAATCCTCTTCCATACCAGCACGAATACCAAGAATCTCATCCCAACCCATCACACAACCTCCACAACATTAGCAGACTCCAACACAAAATCAGCAGCACGCTGAGCAGCATTAACAGCAGTCACAAGCATACCCGGATCATCCTTACACCGCTTAGACCAACCAGCCAAATACGAAGCAGCCTCATCATCACGAAGAGGAACACCACAATTCACAGCAAGAAACGCAGCACCAAACTCCGCAACCAACTCCTCCTTAGCATAATCACCAGAACCAAAACCACCCTTCACCAAACGATCCTGACGCGACTCATGACCAGTAGAATGCACAACCTCATGAAACAACGTATGATAAAACGCATCAAGAGACACAAACTGATCCTCATTAGGCATACCAATACGATCAGACACAGGCGAATAAAACGCACGATCACCACCATAATCAACAAACACACGCTGATCATCCGAATACGCACTAACCACACGCTTAGCCTCAGGAAACGACTCATCATCATGCCAATACGGCTCAACCCCATCAACAACAGGCTCATACACACCAAGCCCATCAATCTGAGCCGCATTAAACACACGATAATACTTCATCATAAAAAACGACGAAACACTATCAGAATCATCATCCCTCTTAGTCACACGCTTATTATACACGACAAGCGTAGACTTCTCACCCCTACGAACCTGAGCACCCAACTTCTTAGCATTATTATACGTAAAAAACCGAGGATCAGACCAACCCTGCGTAGCCATCACAGCACTAAGATACAAACTATTAAACCCATTATACGGCCTATCATAAAAACCATTACGAGGCGCAAACGTATCACGATTACCACGCACAAGCCACGGACGCGACCAAGGCGCAACGCCCTGCTCCATCAGGCTGATAATACCCTCAGCCACCTGCGCATACATAGCCTTACGATCAATACCCACAACAATCACCCCTTATCATTACGCTTAGCATTCTTATCCACAACCTTAACAAACCACGGATGCGGCTTAGAAGTATCCTTCTTCCACTCTAAATAAGCCTTAATATCCTCAACACGCATAATTAAACTCCTCACACTCCAACACAACACACAAAGGCACACACTACCACAGACGAACACAAAAAAACAGGCAGTTTAACGTCATACCTAGGACGCCCAACTACACCTCGTCGTCAGCAACCACCCAAGCATGAGCAGCCCAAGCAGCCAACTCCTCACGCTCAGCAAAATCAACCTCATACGCCTCATCAGCCGCATGACAACGCAACCACTCAACACCCATACGATCACGCTCCACAACCTCCCACGGAGCAAGATCAGGCGTACGAGAACGCTCAACACGCACAGCATCAAGACGAGCACGATCCTCACCCGTCAACTCGCGCACCACCGTCTTCTTCTCACGCATCCGCACCGCCATACTACGCTCACCCGTACGCACCAGAAACCCGCGCGTATACACAAGCGGAGCATTAACACCACGAACCTTAACCAGATTCAGCCAAGCAACCTTAAACAAATCGTAACCATACTTAGCCAAACCATCCGACAACTCGCCAACCTCAGACAGTTTAAGAAGATTAGCCTCCTCAACCACCCAAGCCCCATAATCATCACGCTCCATCTGACGATACTGGAACGTAACCTTAACACGAACATCAGGAAACTCGTACCACTTCATGACAACTCCTAACGTAGTAGGTAAACAGAGCAGTTTACAGTCATACTCAGGACATTCTACACTATCAGGCATTCTCCCGCAGAACATCTACGTCCACGGGTCCATGCACGGGCACTCGTCCGGGATGTCGTTGCGCCCGCACCCGCCGCACAACGACCGCGACGTCTTGTTCAGCCGCAGGACCACCAAGTCCTCCCGCGCCACACCGAAGAACACCTCGCACTCCACCACGTTGTTCGCGTCCTTCAGCGAGTTGTACGGCCCCAGCGCGATCTTGCCCGGGTCTTTCCGCGCGAAGTCCCACTCCGTCCGCACCACGATGTATTTGTCCATCACGCCACTTCCTTTCAGATAGAGTATACGAGAGCAGTTTACAGTCATGCTCAGGACCACAACCTAGTTCACGACTACCACGACGCGCTGTCGAAGTCCGGTCGGTCTTCCACCGGCAGGTGGCTGTACCGCTTGTTGAACGCCGCCTCGGCGGCCTCCTCCATCGCGTAGTAGGCGAGCGTCAACGTCTTGGACTCGTTGAGCAGCGCCTCCAGTTCCGTTGCCGTCAGCGGCTGCTTCCCGGACCCCGGGATGCACCACGTGGCCGCGTCGATCTCTTCCAACCGCCTTTCGATCTCGTAACGCGACATGCCCATTACGCCACCTCCTCCGAATCGAAGTCGTCCCACACCAGATCGGCGGGGTCTACGAATACCTCCGGGTGCGCCGCGTAGTCGGCCCTGATCTCCGCCGCCCAGTCCGACGACTGCGCCCAGAACAGGTCGTCCGCGAGCACAAACGCTCGCGCATCAAACAACGAGTCGTGCTGGTACATCTCGACCTCCAAGGTCTTTGTGTGCCACAAGGATTACAGACCTCGGCAAGAAGTCAAGGGTGGATTCCTTACCCGAACGTAGTGAGGGCGAACATACCCTGATGGGTATGTGAGTATCCGCGCAAGCGGATATAAGGGGAACCCTTTACTTCGCCGCCGAGGTCTGTGCGTGAGTCAGCACAAAGAAAGGAGAGTGGACGCGCGAAGCGCGGACACGAACACAACAAGAAGTGCTGCATCGAACGCAGTGAAAGGCACAGAGACAACAAACAGAGTATCTGGAATCCCCAATAATCCCGAAGGGATTAGCAGGGGATTACACATACGGTGCCACATAGAGGCTCCCCAAATTTGTGAGCACACGCACGAACACACAAATAAACCCGCATGATGCGAAGCATCATACAACACAAATGTGTGAGAGGAGGAGCGCAACAAATTGGCGTTGAGGCCCGCAAGGCCGAAACGCACAGTCAGAGTGCCAAGCCCGAAGGGCTGCACGAAGACTGTCACTAACCACCCAATAAACAACCCAACAGACAAGCAGCGCCAGCACCCCAACCAACAAGTAGTTGATTGAACCAACGCCGAACGACTGATCCCGGCTTAGGGACCAATTACAGTCAAGGCACGAGGCAGTTGAATAGGCTGATACACACACAACACACAACCACAAACACACCAAGGGTATAATACACCCTAGCATACGAGTGTGTATTCGTTCCTAAAAAAGATTCCGATCTTTTGATAGGGGGTGCCTATCATTTTGGATTGTGGATAGGTTTTACGGTATTACAACTGAATAACAGAAGCCAGTCCCTCGTTCACCCTCCTGATCGTATATGTAATGTGGTGGAGATATTTTTGGTGCATTGGTGTTTTGGCTTAAGATGGTGTTTGTTTGTTAATTGTTTGTTAAGGTTTTGTGTTTGGTGTCACTTTTTGGTGTTTTGTTTCGTTATTTATAGTAGAGAGTTATTTATTGTTCTTTGTTTTATAGGTTCTTTATAGTATATTGTTTTTTATGTTCTTTATAGTGTATTGCGCCGAGGGGGGTGTTTTATGTCTTACGCAAATATGGATGGTGTGCCTACGCAGACTGCGGGTGTTAGTGAGATTCTTGCTAATGATTGGAACACTTATGTGCGCGATAATTTTAATTCGATTAAGTTTGGGCATGTTGTTTGTACGTCGTCTACTCGTCCTACGGGTATTGCTGAGGGGACGATGGTGTATGAGACTGATACGAATCTTATTTATGTTTATAATGGTGCTAGTTGGTCGCAGAATAATTTGACTCCTGTTGGGATGATTAGTCCTTTTGCGGGGTCTAGTGCTCCTGATGGTTGGTTGTTGTGTGATGGTAGTGCTGTTTCTCAGACTACGTATGCTGCGTTGTTTGCTGTGGTGGGTTCGACGTATGATGTGACGAGTCCGGGTGCTGGTAATTTTAGGGTGCCTGATTTGCGTGGGCGTGTGGCGGCTGGTGTTGATAATATGGGTGGTACTGATGCGGGTCGGTTGTCTTTGGCGAATACGTTGGGCACGACGGGTGGTGCTGAGACGCTTCCGGCGCATACGCATAGTATTGAGCATAATCATGACGCATTTAATAGTGGTTCTGCGGGGGGTCACGGACATACATTGCAGGTTTCTGACGGCAGCGGCGGCATTGTTAATAACAATGATGGTGTTGTTCGTTCTGCTAATATTCAGGATGCTGGCTTTACGGGTCCTCCCGTTGTTTCGTATGCGGGGGATCATCAACATTCGATTGATGTTCCTAATTATGTAGGTAATTCTGGTTCGACTGGTACGGGTACTCACGGGGTTATACAGCCGACAATACTGTTGAATTATATTATTAAGGCTTAGGTTATGTTTAATTCTAATGTTCAACCTAAAGTTCGTAAAACGGATGTTCCAAAAGAACCATGGGATTGTATGAAGTGTAGTAGTGAGAATGCGTATTATATGCGTAGGTGTGGTGTTTGTAATGAGCGGAGGCCGCATTAGGAGGAGTCGTGCCTAATTATAATTGTAAAGAGGGTGTTACGGTTTCTCATGCTGAACTTGAGGACTTGTTATTGAAGTATCCTGAGAAGTTTGGATGGTTTCTTAGTAATGGGTATGCTCCTCATTATTATCAATCATTGTTTCATGCGAATTCTAATGGTGAGTGTTTGACTCGTTTTCGTCATCTTGTTGCTGGTCGTCGTGGTGGTAAAACATTGTCGGCGGCTTGGGAGGTGTTGTTTTATTGTTTGTATCCTGAACAGTTTCATCGGGATGCTTATGGTAGAGAGGATGATGCGCCTTTGTGGGTGTGGGCGACGAGTAAGGATTATAAGGTGTTGCGTCCGGCGCTCCTTACTTTGCGTAAGGTTATTACGGAGGCTGGTATGTCTATCGGTAAGGATGTGAAGGAGAACCGGGGCGCAATGACCTTTGAATTCCCTAATGGGAGTCTTGTGGAGTTTAAGTCTTCGGATGATCCACAATCATTGCGTGGTGCTGGTCTTGATATTCTTTGGATGGATGAGGCTGCGTTTATTCGTACTGCTGAGCCGTGGCAAGTGATGCGGCCCGCATTGTCTGATAAGCAGGGGCTTCTTATTACGACTACGACGCCTGATGGTAAGAATTGGTTTTATGATGAATTCTGGTCGAAGGATGCTATGAAGGATCCTAATCAGGGTCGGGTGGAGTATCGTAGTATTGATAATCCGTATTTTCCTAAGAAGGAGTGGGAGTATACGAGGAAGCGTTATCACCCCTTATTGTTTGCGCAAGAGTATATGGCGGCGTTTGATAGTATGGCTGGGCGTGATCTTGCTGGCGAGTGGTTGCAATACTATTCGGATGAGGATCTTCCTCGTACGATTGATGGGGGTCTTCAGAAACTTCGTAAGTATATGGGTGTGGATCCTGCGGTGAGTATGAGTGGTCGCGGTGATAGGTTTGTGATTAGTATTGTTGGTGTGGCGGATAATAATCAAGTATTCTTGTTGGATCAGTATGCTGCTAAGATTCCGTTTGCTGACCAGTTGGAGAAGATTCAAGAGTATTATTTGCGGTACCAACCAGAGATTATTGGTATTGAGTCTAATGCGTATCAGGCAGCCTTGGTGCAGCAGGCTGAGAGGCTGCCGTCTATGCCGCCTATTGTTCCTATTTTTGCTAAGGGTAAGAAGTATGAGCGTATTATGGCGATGAGTCCGTTGTTTAGGATTGGTAAGGTTCGTGTTAGGCATGAGCATCGGGATTTTATTGATGAGTGGATTAATTATGATGCAAGTGTTCGAAATCCGAAAGATGACTGTTTGGATAGTGTTGAGATTGCGTTGCGGACTGCTGGTGCGTTGTTGGGTGATTCGTGGGTGAGTGTTGATGATGAGTCGAATCCGGGTGGTTTGCCGGATTGGGTTATTGCTGATCGGCCTTCTGGTAAGCGGGAGGATTCTTTTGTTGATGAGATGATGGGGAGTATGTGGTGATGCCTGAGTTTATTGAGATTCGTGGTAATGGTGCGGATGCTGTTACGGGTGAGCGGTGTGCGCCGGGTGAGCGAGTGTTTGATACGGGGTTTCGTAATCGTGTTGCTCCGTATATGAGTAATCATCGTTCTCGTGTTGTTAAGGAGGCTACGATTGTTTGGTTGGCGGAGCAAGCAGGGTTTAAGTTGTGTAGAGACGAGTGCGGTTGTAAGTCTGATGTTGGAGTTTCTGAGTCTGCACCGGTCGTGGACGGAGCGGATGTTGGAGTTGGAAACGGAGAAGTTGAGGTTGGAAAGTCTAAGGTTGGAGGGAAGTCGCCCGCTAAGCGACGCGCCGCTGGGTCAACTAAGGGTAAGTGAGGAGCAGCAGGACGCGGATTGGGCTTTGCGTCAGGGTGTGATTTCTCCTTTGGAGTATAAGGATTTGTTGTCTGAGGCTGGTTTGGAGGCGTCGGATATTGAGTTTGTTTAGAAGGGGGTGATTCTGTGGAGCAGAATTCCGGGTATGTTTTGGATGTTCGTCCTGAGGGGTTTGCTCCGGCAGACGCTCTGGTTAAGAAGGTGGATGAGTTGGAGCGGCAGCGCGAGTTGTTGGCGCGTCAATGGAAGTTGAATCTTGCTTTTTATAAGGGTAATCAGTATGTGTTTTTTAATCGGAAGTCTAGGCGTATTGAGTCGCTTCCGGTTGATGATGGGGATAAGCCGCGGTATCGTGTGAGGCTTGTGGCGAATCAGATTGCTCCTCATTCTAATAGTTTGTTGGCGCGTTTGACGAAGACGAAGCCAACGTTTTTTGCGACTCCGGGTCAGGGTTCGTATGAGGCGCAGAAGGCGGCTGAGGTTGCTGAGTCATTGTTGGATTATTGGTGGGATCGGTTTAGTTTGTCGTCTAAGCGTGAAGAGGCGATGTTGTGGAGTATTATTTGTGGTAATGGGTTTTGGAAGATTGGTTGGGATGATCAATGTGGTTCTAGTGTTAGGGTGATGGTTGAGCCCGAGTCTGGGCAGCCGATTGTGAATCCGTTGTTGGAGCATTTTTTTAAGCAGCGGTTGGAGTCTATGGGTGTTGATTCGGATGCGTTTGAGCAGGAGGTGTTTGAGGGGGAGATTAAGGTTGATGTTATGTCGCCGTTTGATGTTCTTCTTGATGATTCGGCTCAGGTGTTTGAGGATTGTAAGTGGGCTATTTGTGTTCATCCTATGAGTCCTGAGGAGATTAAGAAGCGTTATGGTGTGTTGTTGAAGCCTAATGCTGTGAATAAGTATCCTGATGAGACGCTTCCGGGTGTGTTTGGGAATCGTGATTCTAAGACTGAGGAGAATGTTCGGACTGTTTTTATTGGGTATTTTCTTCCTAGTCCGAAGTATCCTAATGGGCGGTATGTGGTGTTTACGAAGGATCCGAGTATTGTGTTGTTTGAGTCGGATTGGCCGTATCCGTTTATGGAGTTGCCGCTTGTGAAGTTTCCGGGTGTTCGTGTTCCGGGTCAGTTGTGGGATCAGAGTGTGGTTGAGCATGCGATTCCGTTGCAGAAGGAGTTGAATCGTACTCTTTCGCAGATTATTGAGTATAAGAATTTGACGTTGAAGCCGCAGATGTTGGCTCCGGTGGGTTCTTTGCGGCAGCGGATTACGGATGAGCCGGGTGCTATTTTTGAGTATAATCCTGTTGCTGGGCGTGTGCCTGAGCAGATGCCGTTGCCGGGTTTGCCGGGGTATGTGTTTGATCAGTTGCAGGATATTGGTGCTCGTTTGAAGGATATTTTTGGTTTGAATGAGGTTGTGGAGGGTAGTGTTCCTCCGAATGTTGAGGCTGGTGTGGCGATTGATTTGTTGCAGGAGGCTGCTACGGATCGGTTGGCTCCGCAGATTCTTATGATGGAAAAGGCGTTGGAGCGGGCGGGTAATTTTATGTTGGAGTTGGCGCAGAAGTATTATCAGGAGCCTCGTATGATTATGTTGAAGGGTGCTGGTTCTCGTCCTAAGGTTGAGCGTTTTGAGTCTGCGGATATTATTGCTGGTGTGCAGGTTAAGGTTGAGACGGGTTCTGGTTTGCCTCGTACTCGTGCTGGTCGTCAGGCGCGTGTGTTGCAGATGCTTCAGATGGGTATTATTAGTCCGACGAAGGCGTATAAGTATCTTGATTTGGCTGATTTTCGGTCGTTGCAGGCACAGTTTGAGGCGGATGAGGATCAGGCTATGCGTGAGCATGATAGGCTTCTTGATGGGTTGCCGATTAATGAGCAGGCTGCGTTGAAGGCTCAGAATGATTTGATGATGAGTTTGATGAATCCTCAGGTTGATCCTGAGTCGGGTGAGGTTATGAGTTTGGATCCTCAGTTGATGCAGGCTACTGTGGATGCTCCGTTACGGCCGTTGCCGTTTGAGAGTTTGGCTTCGCATTTGGAGATTCATTCGGCGTATATGAAGTCGCCGGAGTTTGAGGAGTTGCCGTTGGAGGTTCGGGAACGGTTCTATAAGCATTATGAGTTTACGCAGCAAGCGTTGGAGAATTCTCGTAATGTTGATGGTCAGGCTCCGCGTGTGTCGCTTCAGTTGCGTGGTCCGATTGGGCCGTCTACTGGGTCGAAGATTCTTCAGCAGGCTGGTGTTAAGGGTGTTACTCCGCAGGAGATGTTGGAGCCTGCGTTGGATACTGTGGTTATTGATAATAAGGATAAGCCTAATGCTGAGGATGCTCAGTTTGAGGGGCTTGATAAGTATCAGCAGGATGTTATTACGAAGATGGTTGGTAATGAGATTATGCAGAATCAGAAGATGCAGGCTAGGTTGGATGAGGAGGCGATGAATCTTGTCCCGTAGTAAGGCTCGTTGGTCTGATGAGGATAAGGCTGCTGCGTATGTGGTTTGGATTTCTAATGATAAGAATATTCGTCAGACTGCTAGGGAGACTGGGGTTGCGCATACGACGCTTAGGTATTGGGTGTCTGAGTGGCGCGAGTCTGGGCCTCCGGATGATGTTGCGAGTTTGGTGCCTGAGAAGGTTGAGGATTTTGTTACGCGGGCTAGTCGTATTCGTAATTCGGCTATGGATAAGTTGGAGACGCTTATTCCTGAGGCTGAGGTTAAGCAGATGGGTACGCTTGGTACGATTGTTGGTATTATGGATGATAAGATTCGTTTGGCGTCGGGGTTGGCGACTAAGCGGACGGAGACTGTGCATACGCTTCCTTCTCGTGAGGATATGCGAGAGTTGATGGGTGGGTTTGTGCAGGGTGTTGTTGGTGCGGCTGAGGCTCGTGCTGGCGAGATTATTGAGGGTGAGGTTATTGAGGAGCAACCGGAATTAGCCGGACTCTTAAGTAAGGGAGATAGTGATGAGTGAGATTGATATTGATGGCGCTTTGGATGCGCTGTCGTCTACGCTGCCGAGTGAGGATGCTGATTCGGTTGGTGTAGGGGAGGGTCAGGTTGTTGTTGACGATAATCCGGTTGAGTCGGAATCGTTTACGAAGTTTGATCCTAATGTGCTTCCTGAGGATTTGCAAGGGGTGTATAAGTCTATGCAGGCTGATTATACTCGTAAGACTCAGGAGGTTGCGGATATTCGTCGGCAGATGTCGGCGTTTTCCGAGTCGGGGGTTGATCCTAGTGATGCTTTGGAAGCCACCCAATTCCTTCAGCGGCTTAATTCGGAGCCTGCCATTGCGGCAGAGTTTGCTTCGGATATTCAACGCCGGTTGGAACAAATGGGTTTTGGTCAGCAGGTTGAGCAGGATGATGCGCCGAATGACGTGAGTTACGAGGGGCTTCCGCCTTCGCTTGCGGCTGAGTTGGAGGAGATGCGGGCGTTTCGTTCGCAGATGCTTGAGCAGCAGGAACATGCGGAGGTTATGGCTGGTTTGGAAGAGGTGGAGCAGGCGATTCGTGTCGCTAATCCTCATTATACTGAGGATGATATTGATACGATTTATTCTCTTGCGTATTCGACTGATGGTGATTTGAATGCTGCTGCTGAGCAGTTTCATGCTATTCAGCAACGATTGTTGGGGAATTATTTGCAGGCTAAGGCTGTTCCGGATGGTGCTCGTGCGGTTCCGGGTGGGCCGTCTAGTGTGCCGTCTAGAGAGTTTTCGTCGTTGGATGATGCTCATAGGGCTGCTATGGAGGTTGTTCGTAACATTTCCTAATCTATTAAGGGGGTGTTAGTAGGATGGCTGGTGCTACTCTTACTACGCTTAGCGACATTCTCAAGGAGTATTATCTTGGGCCGGTTGCTGAGCAGTTGAATAATGAGGTTCTTCTTCTTTCGCGTTTGAATGCGAAGTCGGAGGATCTGGTGGGTAAGCGGGCTTATGTTCCGCTTCATACGTCTCGTTCTGGTGGTATTGGTGCTCGTGCGGAGTCTGCGGCTCTGCCTGCGTCGGGCAATCAGGATTATGACAAGGCTGTTTATGATTTGAAGTACCTGTATGGTCGTGTGCAGGTGACGGGTCCGTCGATGGCTAAGACGAAGAATGAGGCGGGTGCTTTCCTTCAGGCTCTTAAGTCTGAGTTGGATGGTATTCGTAATGATCTTCAGAAGGATCTTGCTCGTCAGGTGTATGCTAAGGGCGAGGCGATCATTTGTGATTGTGGTACGACTACTTCTTCGACCACGGTTGTGTTGAATGCGACCGAGGGCAAGGAGGCGATCCGCAAGGGTCAGTTGTATATTGGTATGATTATTGATATTGGTTCGACGGCTAACGTTGATAATGTTGCTGCTGGCGTGGAGATCACGGCGGTTGATTATACTAATAGCACGATTACGATTAGTGGTTCGGCGGTTTCGACTACTTCTTCGCATCGTATCTTCCGTGCTGGTGCTGGCGTCGATAATGGCGTTCTTGCTACTGGTTCGCGGTCGAACGAGGTTGATGGTCTTCGTCGTATCGTGTCGGTTGGTCAGGAGACTTTTGGTGAGATTGATCCTGCCTCTAAGCCGTTTTGGGATAACAAGCGCATCACGTCTGTTGGCGCGATTGCTCTTGATGATCTTCAGCAGGGTCTTAACTTGATTCGCCTTGAGGGGGGTAAGCCGTCTGTGATGGTTACTTCGCTGGGTGTTCAGCGCGAGATCTTTAATCTGCTTGATCAGAATGTTCGTTATGTTGATCCGGAGTCGTACAATTATGTTGCTGGTTTCCAGACGATTGAGTACGCTGGGCTTCCGGTCATCGCGGATATTGATGCTCCGTACGGGAATCTGTATATGCTGGACGAGTCTACTATTAAGGTGTTCTCGGATCAGGATTGGCATTTCCTTGATGCTGACGGGCAGACGCTTCGTCAGGTCGCGGGTTACGACGCCTTCGAGGCTGTCATGACTCGTTACATGAATCTGGGTGTCACGAAGCGCAACAATCATTGTGTCCTTTCGGGCATCACGGTTGATGGCGGCACTGACGCTGGCGTGTAATTAAAGTAGGGAGGGGCTTCGGCCCCTCCCTATTTTAACATAAGGGGGTGTTAAATGAGTCGTACTAATGAGGCTTTGTGGAAGCGTATTGTTGCTAGTGTTAAGGCTGGTAGTAAGGGTGGTAAGCCGGGACGATAGAGTGCTCGTAAGGCTCAGTTAGCAACTCTTCGTTATAAGAAGGCTGGTGGGCGTTATTCTGG